TTGCGTTAATGTCATCTAGGTTTGCGTTGTAGCGTTTAAAGTCCACCTCGCGTGTGTCGTCTGTGGGCGATGATGTAGCGTATGCCGACAGGTCAATCATCACTTGAAACTTTGGGTCTGTTCCACGCTGACGAGAGATTGACGCCGTTACGATACGGTAGTATGCGTTGTTAAATGCAATGCCGTAATGACTTGCACCTTCTGCGATTGTATTTTGAATAGCCATTTTAGTTTGCTCCTTCTAAGCGTATGTGACTTCAGATGTGTGAATTGTTCCAACCCATCTAATGTTGGTTGCTGCTGCTCCGGTGACTTCAATCTTCAATCCACCGTTAGTGGTGTCAGCCGATAGTGCCATCCCCCAGCTTGGGGTATTATCAAGGACAGTTGTTGCTGAGTTGACCAACACAGTTGTGCCAGCAGAACCTTCTCTGCGAATTAATCCTTCGACTTTCCAAGCCGCACAATCTGTTCCAGATGCTGCGCTTTCACGAGCAATAATAGTGCCGTGAAAAGCAAACGCCGAATTGTTTGGAAGGATAACTTGGTTGGTAGTTCCAGCAGCAGTGTTGCTAGACCTTAAAATAGTTGCTGTTGCATCAGTTGTGTCGGCACCCATACATAGCAAACCAGCTTGATAAGCGTGAGTTGCCGGCCCTGTACCAATATAACCGCCGCCAAAAGCAATTTTGCATTCTTCTCTTGCTTCTGCGTAATATCCACCTATTGCTATTGATTTACCGCCAGAAGCAACATTTCCATCGCCGCCAAAAACACTGGATTTTATTGCGCTAGCAACCCCAAAATTGCCAAAAGCAATCGCATTAGTTGCAGTCGCTTGCGTATTATCGCCTATTGCTATTGCATCTTGACCTGTCGCTTTTGCTAATCTACCCATAGCAATTGAACTAGCACCACTCGCACCATAGGCAACTGAGTTGGTAGAAATTGCGGCGGCAAAAGAATCTACGCCGGAAGCGTAAGAACCACCAAGAGCTACAGAGCCACCACCCGAAGCTGTTTTAGCACCTTGTCCGCTATTTGATGCTCCTATTGCCGTAGATGCGTTGGCGTCTGCCCGTGCATAAGGCCCAATAGCAGTTGCATCACTACCATTTGACGTTGCCGATTTACCAAGAGCCAAGCCATTAGCAGCATTTGCACTTTGACCTATTGCAATTGAATTACTACCGGAGGAAGTAGAACCATTACCAATAGCAACGGCATTTGTTCCTGTCGCAGAAGGCGCAGTTGGACTGCTAGGGTTTTCAGCGTAAAGCTCAAGCGCACCGCCGCCGCCAGACTGAGCAACCCAATCATAATCAGTGCCAGTCCAGCTAAGAACCTCATTGGTTGCTGCGGTTGATGTGTTTAAATGCGTGTCAACGTCACTGTCGCCGTAGGCTGTTGCGCCTGTAGCAATGCCATTTAACTTTGTGTGATCGGCATCTGTAAACACGTTGCTGTCTGTTGCTGCTTCAACGGCTGCTCTAATTTCAGCAGCGGTTTGATCTGCCGTGGCTCCAGCCTCAATCCCATCCAGTTTGGCACCATCCACTGCAACATCTCGTCCATCAAAAGTCGAGTTGGTTGTGATAGCCCCTGTCATTGCACCGCCGGTTCTTGGCAATGCTGCATCAGCGGTTGTGCCTTGCGCGGCTGTAGCGTAATCGGAGCTATCAAAAGCCTTGACTTGTGCAAGGTTAGTGACCTCGCTGTCCATTAAAGCGCCAGCGGCAGTCACGTTAGCTGTGTCTGTTACATCTGCCGATGCCTCGATCCCAGCTAGTTTGGTAAACTGCGCATCTGTAAAAGCATTTGCTTCGGCTTCATAGGCTGCTTTGATTTCTGCGCCAGTCTGATCTGCCGTAGCTCCAGCCTCTATGCCATCTAGCTTGCTACCGTCCGCTGACACATCCCTGCCATCAAAAGTTTGACCGGCTGCAAAACTAATATTGCCAGTCATTGTTCCGCCCGCCAGCGGTAGTTTTGTGGCAATAGAATTAGTAACAGTGGTGCTAAAGTTAGCATCGTCACCTAAAGCAGCGGCTAATTCGTTCAGTGTGTTCAGTGCGGATGGTGAACTATCTACTAAGTTGGATACGGCTGTATCAGTGTAACCTGTGTAGTACGAGCCTTGTTGACCATCGAGTAAGTCAGCATCCAAGCCTGACCCAGAGCCATCGACCGTCTTTACAGCAGTAAGTAGTTCACTGGCTGTTTGGTCTGCCGTGGCTGATGCCTCAATAGCATTTAGTTTGCTGTAGTCTGCATCAGTGAATACGTTGCTGTCTGTTGCGGCCTCAACCAATGCGCGGATTTCTGCCGCTGTTTGATCGGCAGTGGCACCGGCTTCAATCCCATCTAATTTGCTGCCATCAACAGATACATTACGACCATCAAATGTGCTATTGGTTGTGACTGCGCCAGTTAAAGCACCGCCCGCTTTCGGCAATGCTGCATCAGCCGCAGCGCCTTGTGCAGCCGTAGCATAATCTGCGCTGTCAAATGACTTAACTTGTGCGAGATTAGTCACTTCACTGTCCATCAAAGCACCGGCAGCAGTTACGTTTGTAACGTCTGTGACATCTGCATTAGCTTCAATGCCTGCCAGCTTTGTCTTTTCAGCGTCAGTAAAGGCATTGGTGTCGCTGTTATTTTCATAAGCAGTTTTGATTTCAGCATCACTTTGATCTGCAGTCGCTGCCGTTTCAATACCAGCCAATTTAGTGAACTGCGCATCTGTAAACGCATTGACTTCGGCTTCATAAGCAGCCTTTATCTCTGCACCAGTCTGATCTGCCGTAGCTGAAGCTTCAACGCCAGATAGTTTGGATTTTTCGGCATCAGTAAAAGCATTTGTATCGGCTTCAGCTTCATAAAGAGATTTAATCTCAGCACCAGTTTGAGGGCCACCAACCGCATTAGTCAATTCATCGCGGCTAATTTTTTTGGTGGCTGATCCAGAGGTATCAACAACAACAAAAAAATCATCTGCGACTGTTTCTGCGCCGGTGATCGTTGTCAATTCGGATATTTTTTTATCGGCCATTTTTACCTACCAAACTGTAATTTCGATATAACCTGTTTCACCTTGTTTTCCAAATGCCGAACCTGCTCCGCCTGCACCAATCGAATATGTAAGCGTTTGACCGCCGACGCTTGAACCTGTGACATATTTGGTTACAAGGTTTGCTGATCTTCCGGCAAAAGCTGCTGTGTCATAGTTATCGCTGTACGCAGAACCGCCGCCAGCCCCTTTGCCACGCTGGACATCACCGCCGGTATCGCCGGTCAAGTAGTCCATAAAGCCACCATACACCACCCCTGTCGCTGTAATGCCCCCTTGGCCGCCCTTTGCGGTTATTGAGATACCCAAGGTAGCGTTTGTCACGGTTGTGTTTGCACCCGGTAGACCCTCACCTGAACTGTTGTTCGTTATGCGCCTGTGTCCACCACCGCCTCCACCGCCTGATGCTCTGATCAGAATAGCTTGTGCGCCAGATGGGATCGTGTAGGTAGTGCCGCTGGTCAGCGTTGTGATGACTTGCGGATAAGACACCGCATTTTCGGCAATCGCTTGCGCTGTGCGTAATGGTGTCATCAGCTCAGTGTTGTTTGTGCCAGCTTCGGCTGTGGCTTGTGATGCCACTTGCAAGTCAATAATCTTTGTGCCGCTGCTGTTTAGCACGTCAATGCCACCAGCCGATGCAGCTTTTATGCTATCGCTAATCAGCTTCCAGCGATCATTGGTTACATCCAACTCACCAACGATAACCCAATCAGCATTGTCCTTATCGCGCAGTTTTAAGTAATTGTTTGTGGTATCAAGCCACCACATACCGGCATAAGTAACCGATGGCGCAGATGTGTTACTGTTATTTGTAACAATCGCTTGCAACACGTTATTTATGTCAGACCGCGCTGATGGGGCTGATTGATTGTCAATTACATAATCGTGTGTGGCCATTTACCCGTACCTAACTTTTGCAGCTAACTCATCAATGCTTGGCGTTACGTCATCGTTGGTCGATTGCAGTTCTATTCTAAACCTAAATGCACGTCCTGAAAAGTCACCAGTTTTAAATTGTTTGTAAGGCGACCACGTTGGTGAACCAGCCGGATTGTCATCAGTGATCGAAATATATTGCAAAACATTTGTGTCGGTAAACTGCACCGATCCTGTCCAGTCATCCCAATTGCCAGCAAAACTATCCCAATTGCCAGCGATAGTATCCCACAAAGGCGCACTATTGTCGATCCGCACAACATCCATTGGCATTGTCACTTCGCACAAGTTGACTGATCCCGTGTCGATGTAATTGCTGAAATCATACGTTGCGGTTGTCGGTGCGGTCGCTGGACTGGTTATTCGCAAATCGCCGGAAATAATTTGACAGCCGGTCTTTGTGCCGCTAAATGACGGGTTTTCTGTTTGTGTCAACGTATTAGCAAAAACGCGCAGATCATTTTGGTTAATGACTAGGCTGGTGTAATTGACGCTGGCGTTGCCCGATTTGTCATAAGCCTTAATCATATAAGTGCCTGCGCGTGGCGGCACTGTGACGCTGTTGGCGGGGCGTGCAACCTTATTGATCGCTGTGGTGCTGTTGGCGAATGTCGCGCCGGTTGATTGGCTGCTATAGCGAATGCGATAAAACGACAAATCAAGGTCTGGCACTGGCTCCCATTCCAGATGCAAGCCGCCAGCGGTAACGCTGCCAATAAAGCCAGTAATGTCAGCCGGTGGATCAGACAAACCTTGAACAGTCACGCCAAGCCGCGTTGTAAAATCTCCCTTGATCCCAAACGTATTTATCGCCCTTGCGCGTATATCGTAGTCACTATCTTCAACATCAATAATTTCAACGCGGCCAAGGTCGCCGGTGTAGCCAGTCGAATATGTAGTTGATCCGGTTTTTCTGAACTGCACTTCAATATTGTCGATGCGCTCTGGTGCCGCCGATGTGACCTCTGCAATAATAACATTTGAAAGGTGTTCATTAATCACCCGCGCCTCGCTGCTAATATTCAGACCAATTGCCGGAACGTCAAACGGGTCAGCTAGCGTTGTGTTGTTCGTTTCAAAAGCAGTTTCTTCAGCCGACCAGCTATAGACTGCCGCAGATGTTTCGCGCAGCGTCATTTTTATCTCAAGCGCACCATTCCCATCAGAACCAAATGTCCACGACAAAACCTCAAATGGTTTGTTTACAAAACCGGCTCTGCTGTTATTAAATAAAATCACGTCACCGACTTGAACTTGAAATGCACGCATTCCAAAGCTGGCTGATAATGTTAGCTGTTCGCGATTTTGATATAGTGCGATCTTGGCAATACGCTGCGCTGTCGCTGAAGATGAAACCATACCAAGCTCCAAATCCATCGCGCTTTCTTGACCATTGTCAACTTGGATGAACGCAGTGCTTTTGATTTCTGGGAAATCGCTAAACTGCCAATTGCTTTCCGAACCGCGAAACGTACCGCGCACAATGTTAAAGTTGTCACGCCGCGAATGTCGCGTATTGATCTGCAACGTGCTTCGCAAATCATCTTCATCAAATGTCAATGTTGGAGTTAGATATGCCGCAGCTTTGACGCGCCATTTGCCTTGACTGTACCAAAGCGTGCCGCCCATTGGACGCAAAAGGCTGTCGATAGCATCAGCCGGTTTAACGCCAGTCGAAAACGCGCCGTTTGTTGTGTATCGCTTTTCTGTTCCGCCGACTGCCAAGGTCACATTTTCATCACAGATATTTGCCGCAGTAATGATTAGCGTGTCATCAATTTCATCAGCAGGTGAATTTAATCCATAATCGCTTGTAAGATAATCTCTAAAACAAAGGGCGGCATTGTCAGAGTATGCGCTTAAAGATGTGCGCGGGTCATATACCTTTTTGCCTTTAACAATCGCCGTTATATTCGGCTCACCGTTTGGAAATGCGTCAGCCTCAAACTCAAGACGCGCATACACATAAGCAATGCCTTGCAGCCTGTGATCGTTTGTCCATTTTCCAGCACTCTCTGCAACCAAATCGGCATCTGTCGTTTGCGTTGACAGTCCTAAATGTTTATTAATCCGAACAATCCCAGCATATTTATCCGGCGCAGTCACCTCGCCATCACCGTCAAGCGTCAAAGCCTCATCGTTTAAATACACTGTTTCGATTTCTTCAACTTCGTGACCGGCTAGAGCAACAACGATGTGCAGAAATTTATTGTTATCTGTGGCCTCTTTATAAACCACAGCCCCGCCAATTTTTGTACGGCCATAAATGATTTGGTGATCTGAAACCGGCGACAAGCCGCTAACCAATATGGCAGATGTTCCGGCTGGTTGACCGCCCGCATTTGGCTTTGGTGAAAGCGACTGACTGACAAGCCCAAGCGCAACATTTAAAGCAAAAGCAGAAAAGAAGCCGCCAAGTGTTATTGCAGTTCCAGCAAAAACCCAAGCCGCGCCAACGCTAAGTGCTGCACTAGCTGCCGCAGCAACAACAACCGGCGGCATCGCATAAGCTGCTTCTGGAATAAGGGCAATCATCGCCGCAGATGTTAGCGATGTTGTGGTTTTTAGAAGCGTGATCTTGTTCATTCTACAACCCAAATCAAATCAGTTGGTTTAGCCGGTGAAAATTCCAGACCATCATAACCTAAAAACGCAACCTTATCACCTAGCGCAACGCCCAAAGCGATTTCAGTCACCATCAGCGCCCCGTAGTCGCCCCGACCTATAATCGCACCCCTTGGCGGCACAATCCAGTCTACGGCCTTTAAACGGCTATTAATCGCCGTTATAATATTTGTATGACCGCTGCGTTTTAGCTGCCGATGATAATTTAGAAACGCACCCCATTCAGTCGTGTAGGTTCCAAACCAATCAGAAAAAACGTGCTTGCCCATCTGCGCGTAATACGCTTCATTAACAAATCTAACGCAATCAACTTGACCCCATTTGAATTTTTTATATCGCCACTCATTAATAAAAAAATCAAAACGCTCCGGCCAATCGTGCAGCCTCACCCACGCCCCCAATTAAATTGCTTGTCCTGCAAATCTTCGACAAATTCAAAACCTTTATCATTTGCATATCTGGCTTTTTGGCTTTGATCGTTATATCTAAAAATGCGCGCTCGCTCTAAGTCAATTAAACGGCTTTCAACGGAAATGCCAATAGTGCTAGTCTCAGCACCTTCAGCAATAGTCATCTGATCAATGTAACCGTTGAACATTTCATCTATTGCAATGAGTGCATTGCTTGAATTTAGCAAACCAAATAATATTTTGCACTTGCGACCCTGATAAGGCTCATTGATTGCTAATGAAATAAGATTTGAAGGTATGCCAGACAGACTAACGGTCGCACCTTTTGCTGAAATTTCGGCGGTTTCTTTTAGTTCGCTTATCTCTAAAAATTGACCGGTGCCTGTGTATGTGTTGCCATTGGAAACCAAATCACCTAGTCCAGTCCACATTCGTAAAGTTTGCGTGTCGAAATATAATTCAACAGCAAAGAACGGTCTGATCTCTGTCGCATCTAAATTATCAACAATGCTTTGGGTAAGATCGCGGCTCATTAAATCACAACCTCGATGGCTGGAAATGTGATGCCATAAAAAGAAGCGTTGTTAATCGACCAGTCTGATTGATTTGTAGACAGCCGAAAATTGCCAACAGCACTAGCCACCACCACAGTGCTGTCATCTGCCGGTGCTGTGCGGATGCTAGGCCAAATGTCCAAAGTTGCCTCGCCAGATGCGTTGCTGTCAACATTAGTTAGAACCTTGTGCAGTGTCGCACTAGAGCCGCCGCCTAGCTGGATATAATCGCCAGCAAGCAAATAGCCATTCTCACTTACCGGCAAGCCATCAATCGCTAAACTGTCGCCGGTCTGGTCAGCACCATTAACAACAGGTGTGCCAGCCGTTGATGACGCGCTGCCGCGTGGCGTGGCGCAATTAGGATCGCCCATCAAGAACGTGCCGCGCTGACCTTTTAAGGATAGCAAAAACGAAATCCAAACTTCAGCATCTGCGCGTTTCATTGGCGGCAAACTTACTTCAGCCTCCCAGCGTTGACCTGTGTGTGCTACTACTTGCTGCTTGTAAGTAAACGGACTAGATGAGATTGCAACGCTGTTGATCGCGTGCAAATTTACACTGGCGATGCCGGTCTGCGTTGGAAATGTTAGTGGATATGATATTGCCATTTAGATCACCCGAATGCCGCACTGAATGAACCACCGCGCCGCCTTGCGTCAAGCACAGCCGCTTTTGATGCTTCTTGAATTTGCGGCAACATACCCATCACTTCAGCGCGTACTGTTTGCGACACTCCAGCCGATAAGTTGATGGTCTGATTGACAGTTACACCGCCACCGCCCAGCTTGTTATTTGGCACTATAGACCCGCTGCTATTTGGCACAAACATTTCTGCGCCACGTTCACCAACCATATATGGCGTATTGGCTCGCACCGATCCACCAATAGCTTTGCCACCGCCAAAAAGTGCGCTGCCTATAGTAGAAAGAAAATTGCCGCCACCCATCGCAGCCGCTAAAGGTTTTGTGATTGTTTGCTGAATTTGTATGCGGATTAGATCGCTAATGATCGACCGCGCCATATTTTTAAAAGCATCTTTTGCACTAGCAGCACCCATAGTCACATCAACAAGCGCATCTTCCAAAGATTTAACGCCACGCACCGCCGCATTGCCAAGACCTTCTTGAACTTCATTGCCTTTTTCTTTTAGCTTTTTTAAGCTTTCGGCAAGCGTATCAGTTTTTTCTGTTGTCTTTTCCATATCCGGCATCAACGCTGCAAGCTGCGCGTCTAATGCGGCAATGGCATTGCCGGTCAAGTGTGCTTCGTTTTTATCTTTCTCAAGACCAGCTTCAAGGCTGTCCAGATTAGGTAACAATTTATTGACCGCATCAGTGAGACCGGGGAACGCTTTTTCCGCTAGTTTCATCGACTCATCAGCCGCAAACTTTACTGCGTTAATAACCCTATCAAGATTATCGGTCATTGACGCAATGACAGCAATTACAGTCAGCGTTCCATACATCAACATTTTCTGTGCAGCGCGATACAATATCATTGCCTTTTGCGCTTTTAATAATGAACTGCCAAATTTAATAAACGCCAACGCTTGCCCAAGCATAGCCTTTGCAAAAAGGTAAGACGTTACGGCAATTAAACTGCGCCGTAAAAAGTCAATATTGCGCGAAACAAAATCAGCGGCACGACCTATATTAGTGAACATTGCCGGAATAAGTCGCACGCCAGATGCCAAGAACTGACCGATTGATGTTGCCAGCCCGTTACTGCTTTGCATCATATCGCCAAAAAATCTTGACACTTCTATCAAAGCTTGATTGAAACCAGCTTCGCCAATTGCCTTTTTGAACGTGTCAAAACTATCACCAAGATTTGAAAAAGCACCATTCAAAGTTTTGGTTTGTTCTGCCATTGCACCGGCAAATTGAGTTTCACCCAACCCAACCAAATATCCGGTGATTGCCTCAGAACTCTTTTGAACCGTTGTAGTCATTCCCTTAAAAGTAAAGGAAACCTTGTCGCCTTCTGTTTTGGCTTTGATGCCAAACTCTTTCAAGCGTTCAAACTCACCAACAGCCGCATCAGCCGCAGCTTCGACAAACTGATCAAGTGATTTGCCCACGCCGGAAGTGATGTTGCCGAATGCCACCATCGTCTTGATTGATGGCTTTAGACCAACGGCAATCAGCTTGTTAAAGCTGCCAACAACTTCTTTCAATGCGAATGGGGTTTTAGCCGCAAACACTTGCAAAACTTCAAATGCTTTTGACGCGTTATCCGCTGACCCTAAAAAGGTTTTCAGCGATGCTTCTAATGATTGAAATTCTCTGTTTGTTTGAACAGTCGATTTAATCAAAAGGCCAAAGCCAGTCGCGCCAGCGATACCGGCAATAGCGGTTTGCACGTTGAAGATCGCGCCTTTGATTTTGCCAAGGCTAGAACGCAAGCTGGCGAATGCTGTGCCGGTATTGTTTTTAGCGGTGATTGTGATCGGCAGATTATTTTTCATTACCATTTTCAATCACCCTAAAGTAAGCAAACCATTCATTTAATTCATTTAGCGTCAGTTCTTCGATTTCTGACTGTGTTTTGTGTAGGCGATCCGCCAAGGCCAGCATATTCAGCCTCAACGGGTCGCCCTTTAGTTTTTTTCAGCGTACTCAATGCTTTCAACCTCGCCGAACATCTGTCCAGCAATATCAGCAATCAAGGCCACGCTATCACCCATCAGATACATTTTATCTTCAAGAGTGAACAACCGTTTGCCATCGGCGTCTTCAGCTTTGCTAATAATCAAATCAACCATTCCGGCAATTGTCATATTATTCAGAAAGTCTTTGTGCTTTCTTTGCAGCTTGTCGATATCGCCAGCGGTAATGGCTCCAGAATAAATAACCAATGGCTGACCATCTTCGCCCCACTCATCAACTTTAATAACCTTGCGGTCGCGGTTACGCCTTGCGGCGATCTGTTCTCCCAAACCCATAATTTACCCCTTAAACGGTTGTTTCAGTTAGTCCACCAGTGCCTTGCAGCGAATAGGTGGCGGTGTTAATACCGTCAGATGATACACCGATTGAACGGCTAGTGACAATCGCTGAACCGGTTAGCTGGTGATCGCCGCTTGTGTTGCCTTCCATTTGCAATTTTAGAACAACAGTATCGCCAGCGGTCACGTTGTTTTGCGCTGTATCAGTGTCATCAAAATAACATTCTACGGTAGCTGTGAAGTCAGTAAAGCTAGCTTTGTAAGTTTTCGCCACATCGGACATAACTGTGTCCTCGATCACATCGGCGGTTTCGTCCACGCTAAATGAAATCACTTCAGCCATTACGTCTGTGCCGATTAGAACGACACCATCGTTTCCTTTAAAAGTAGCCATCGTTTTAAGTTCCTTTTCTAAACGGCAGTTTCAACGTCATTTTCTTTGGTGCGGTATTGCACCGATATTGTAAACCGACCAACGGCCACCGGCTGTTCGCCATCGCCACTATAGTCAGCCTCAAACGCAACAACCTGTGCATCTTTTGCTAGGTTGTTTAGCGTTACATCAGCGGCAATGGCTTCTTCAACCTCAACCGCAATTCCATCCAGCGCATTATCATAATTCAATATCCCAATAACATAAGCCTCAACAGCAACCTCCAAAACCCGATTTACCGAACGCGATAAGGTTATTGTGTCAAATTCAGTCGCTTCGCTCATAGTAAAAATACACAATGCCGGAAGCTTTGTCTGTTCCAGCGGAAAAATACGGCTGCGGAAAACATTGCTGCCGGTTGTTGGCAATCCGGTCAAATTAGTCACGATCTGGTCGCGGATTTGCTGTCGAACGTGCGCCATTATTGTTTTTCTAAAACTAAGGTTGTGACACCAGTTCCATCGTCTTGCACAACTCTTATTGTGTAATTTACTGAATTTATCGAAATACTGTCACCCTCAACAGTAGTTGAAACATCTGCTGTGCGGCAAACAAATCTTGGCTGTTGCAAAGCAAACCCAACCCCGCCGCCAGCGTCAACCTCTACGAAATCATTATCAAATATGCCATTCACACTTGACCCGTCACTAAAAAGGATTTGGCTACCATCTTCCGCAAGCAACGAAAAGCCACTTTCAAGCAGTAAATTATCTCTGTCTTTGCTTGCTGCCACACCAAAGTCATTAGTGTTAAAAAACACAGCAAGATCATCTGCGGTTTCGACAGCCATCAGTCTAAACCCTCATCATCCAATTTTTCTGCTTTGGCAACTTTAGCTGACCACAGTTTTGCATATCCGCGATCAATCAGTTTGTTCGCTTCATTTTCACGAACATCGTGATCTTCGCCAGCAAGCATAATCCCGACCGATCCTGCTTGACAGTCTTTTAGCGTTGTGATTTTGATCAGTTTTGTTGTCATTTTTTCTTTGTGTTCCGCTTGACTAGGCTGCTTGCTGATTTCTTTGTAAGGCCAATTGCCCGATCAGTGATGCCCTGCTTTTCTTCATAAACTTCGACCTTGCCAGTATTGACCAAATCAAAACCTACATTTTCATCCACCTCAACAATGTCACCAACTTCGTGAGCTTTGCCAAAAATTAAAATATTACGTTTACATTTTATTTTCATATTTACCCCCTACAGGAAAGACAGGGCGACCGGAGCCGCCCCGTCATTTTATTTAAGAGACATCAATGTCTAAACACGCAGCAAATGACTGCGCGTGACGAACAGCAATGTCGAGTTCTTGCATCACGCGGATGCGGATAGCACCAGATGCGCCACCTGTGTATGGATCAATCAGAATATCTGGAGTGCTAAAGAAGCCCATCATCAATTGACTAAAGTCACCAAACACCATAGCAGACGCCGGATCGAGTGTGCCTTTTGTTAAATCAGATGGCACGTTGTTAGTGATAGCAAGATTATAACCATAGAGGCTATCCCAAGGATCATTTAACAACATTACACTGTCGGTTGACGCAACCTTTGAAGTTGAAGCCATATGTGACTTAACTTTCGGGTTTGTCAAATATGCAAGTGTTTCGCCATTAATTGCAGCGTTGTCAACTTCGACTTCTTTAACAAGATCAGTTATCGCCTGCCAAGTTAAATCGCCACCATTGGCTCCGATTGCAACTGACCCGATACCGGCTGTTCCAATAATTCCAGTTGGCTCGTTTGAACCGCCGCCTTCAATTGCAACATCTTCAACCTTTTGAGCAATTGCGTTCAATAGGTCATCGCGAACGATTTGTTCAACAGATGGATCAGACTGGATCATCAGCAAGCGGCTGATATCTGTAAATGCACCTAATGATTTTGGTGACATTGTGATCTGTGAGAAAACAGCGTTCACTTCAGATGTTGCGCCATTCTCAGCAACGAAACCGGCTGAAACGCCAGTTGCAAGCTTTGGAATAGCAACATCGCCACGCAGACCAGTCATAAAGCGTGCGCCAAGCTCATTGAACACTAAGCGAGAGCGCAAAGCGTCAACAAACTGATCACCAAGATGATCTGTGCCGACCAAGTGTCCACCGGCTGTAGCTGTGCCAGCGGTTAGATCACGCTTGCCGCCCCAAAAATTATCTGGTGCATAGAAGCCGCGTGCCTCACGTCCATTGTTCTTTGCGATTTGCTCAGAAACTTCGCGCTCAAGACCCTCAAGCCCGTGGCCACTTACAAGGCCACGAACAGCTTTCATAAATGAATATTCACGCTGCTCTTTAGCTGACATATCAACCGCACCGGCTGACTGCTCAAGTGGCTTTCCTTCGCCAATCGCGTCCAGCAATGTTGCGCGGAATTGTGCAACAGACTGGCCTTCGCCGATAGCTTTGTCAGCTAGGTCACGGCGGTTGTGTTTAACAGCAAGATTGATGATCTCGCTGGCATTCTTTTGAAAATCGCGCTTGGCTGCTTCGGCGGCTGCCTCACGGATTTCATCGTGATTTACTTCAGTCATAACTTTTTCCTTTGACTTGATAGTAGGTTCGACAAAATTAGCATTGCGATTAACGCCAACTCCGGCATCTGCCGGAACGCTCACAATACTGGCTTCGTATGGCAACCAAGATGAAATGCCGACCGTCCCGTCAGCCCTCTTGTCTTCCATTTGGCGGATTTGATAACCGATGCTGACATTGCTCCGAATACCATCCTTGACGTCTTGATAAACTTCTTGAGCCAGTGCGCTTTTTCCAAAGCGAACCACTGACCGCAACTTTCGATCAGCTTGATCCAAATAAGTTCTTTCAATGACACCAATTTGTTTTGTCAGATCGTGATCAAGCAATAATGGTGCGTGACCGCTGTTCAATCGTGACAAATCTGCCGCGCCATCATCGTGACGCAAAACCTCTAAACCGAAAGACCTTTCAACAGGTTCTTCGCTCGAAATCGACATTCTGACGCGGCGGTCATCTTCTTCGACCATATCCGCAGCACGCGAACGAAAAACCAGTTCCCCGCGATCTAGCCGATCATCATCTTCTTTGTATCCAGCGGTTTCAACAACCGGCGGTGTCGCATCTGACTTGCCAAAAGTGATTGTCACGGTGTCGTCAGTCTCGACAATATCTTGAATGTGTCTATCCATTGTATTTACCTCGCTCGTGCTAATATAACGCAAGTCATTAATCTTGGTCAATGTACTGAACTTGTGACCAACAAGGCGATCTGTACTTTCGTAGCCTTCGTCTGTGTTCTGGTATATGCGGATCAATGCGGCTGGGTCATCTGGCGTGCCGGTAATTGTAAAATCGCTATCTGGCACGTTTATTGATCCATCGCGTTCGATGCGTTCAATCTCGCCCCGCGCGGTGCCGCCGGATGATACCCACGATACAAAGTCACCAATCGAAAGTGCATCTGGTGCAGCGCGTTCGCCTTCATCAATTCTATCCAAAGCCATATCTTTTGCCCTTGCCCAAGTTTGCCCCGCATCACCGCCCCACGCTGCCCAAGCAACGCGACCTTTTGACGGATAACCATCTTCACCAGCACTAAAACCTTCAGCTTGCTTGTCAACTTCGTGCCGACTGAAAAAGCTGTGCATCCGGCGCACTGTGTCGGCAGATAGTTCTTGCCGGTTAGCCAGTTGTGTAGCACGCGCTACAGCAACATCAGTCCCACCTTGTTTGCCTTCTTCGCGCCACTTTTTAAATTTACGCGCTTCGGCTGCCATACCTTCGGTTGGCTTTAGGCTGATTTCAACGCCTTTATATGTTGCCATCTTTTTTGTTCACTTCTTCTTGAGATAGCTTTGCTGAACCAAAGCTAGTCAATCCACCGCCGAACGGCTGGAATGCTGTTGAAATATTATAGCGATCAGCAAGTTCAGCTTCACGATTGATTTGTTCAAAGATTTCTTCAGTGTCGCGGCCATATTGACTATGCACATCTTGCAAAGTAACGATGCCATTTTGCAAAGCTGCAACGCTTGCGGTGATCTCTTTAGCCGGATCAACCCAAGCAAAGCCGCGTGGCCGGTATATCACTTCATCAGCAAACAGATCATACTTCCCCATCGGCAAGCTGACACGGCCAACAGTGATCGCCATTTCTAGCCAAGCCCGATATATCGGGTCAATAAACTGGTCAATCATAAATTGTTGAACCATCTTGAAATGGTCGCGATCTTCGATTGTGCCTTGCCGGATGCTGCTATAACTAACGCCTTCAAGATTGTTTGCCAGCGATACATAGCTGACCCCAAGGCCGGACGCAATCCCGCGCAATATGCCTTTTTCAAACTCCGCAAAGCTGTCTGTCGGGTTTTGCGGGTCAAAGGCTTGAAACGACATTCCGGCAGGAAGCTGACTAAAGGTTGCCGGTTCCGCGTTTAAAATCGGTGCTGCGCCATCATAATCATCGCCAACAAAGCCATCGCCTTCCGGTGATACAAAGAAACCCATCTTTGACGCAGCAACCCGCGCATTGACCAACGTGGCTTCTTCGTAACCGTCCAGCATCTTTAGGCGCGATAATACGTTGCTCATCCACGGCACGCCCCGCGTTTGACCGGCACGATCCTGCAAATAGCAATGAATAATCTCACTAGCTGGCACGATCTTATGATGCCGCTTTGTCTTGCTGCCATAACCTTGATCGTGATGTGGGTGATCTTCAAACAGGTAATAATTTAGCGGCTTGCCGGTGCGCTTGTCTAACTCGACACCCATCCGCACTTCATTGCCGTTGTTCAATCGTGCGTCATAACCTTCATCGAGATAGTCGGCTTCTAGAAACTTCAACGAAAAGCCAAACGGGTTTCCGGCTGGGTTTTTGATCTTTTGGATTAGCACTTCGCCATCACGCGCCAGCGTTTCCATAAACAACCGCTGCGCTTGCACCCAAGACACGCGGCCATCAACGGTGCAGAAACCAGCCCGACCCCACGCTTGCCACGCTTGCTCGATCATCCGATTGCCTACACTATCAAGCGAATTATCGTCATTGCGCTTGCGAACCTGTATCCGCACGCCATTCGCGCCGACCACATTAGTTGACATTATCTGTAAATAGCGTTTCGCATATGGGTGGTTACGGCTGATTTCGCGACAACGATCCCGCAAAACGCGCAAGGATGGTTTGATTTCGCTGTCTGCCGACCGGCTGCTAGATACAAAATCACTGAATAGTCGGCCAGTGTCAGCCCCGTGGAACGCCCTAACCGCCTTGCGTGGTTGGGGCTTTGCTTTGAAAAAGTCAAAGATGCCCATAGTTAAAACCTCACCAAGATGGTTGCGCCGGTATTCTCACCCGCATCAGCGCGCTCTTTTTGCCGTTCTTTGGCATATTCTTTGCGAAAATAATCACGCGCTTGGATTAATTCTTGATATGACAGCTTTGTAAGTGACCGGCCTTGAATGCTGTAGCTTGAAACATCAGCGTCACCCTTGCCCTGCAATAGACTTTCGATTTTTGTTATCATTATTTCGGCGTGACTTCGTGGGTCTGCGCCGTTAATGTCTAAATCTTCAATGGCAGTGAATGTGCCGCGTTCGATAACCACGCGATTGCCGGAAGCGGTTTCAGTGACTTCTAGTTGCCAATGATAAAAGCCAGCAATGTAACCGGCTGACGTTGCGCTATCCACTTCAAAAACATAAGTGCCATTGCTTTCGGTTGCAGCAACCTTAATTTCAGTTGACCCGCCGCCAGTGATCCGCGCAACATATTCCATCGAATGCGTTGCCAGTGGATAGTCGCTAATCAGATCGGTGCGCTTCCAAAGCAGATAATCGCCAATGATGATTGTTTCGGGTGCTTGCCCGTCAGGGGCTTCATCAATATCAAATCTGTTTGCCATTATTTACCGCCAGCTATTAACAAAGCCACCTTGCTTCGGGCGGCGCGCAAATGAATTGGACTGTTGCGGCTGCGGCTTTGTTTCTTGTTCCGGCGCATTAACCACCCTATCGGCAACAGCATTGATATTCAGCGACAAGATGCAAAGCGCAGCATATGCGTAGACCCTGCAATCAAGTGCTTCGTTTCTTGTGCGTGTCTTGACAAAATCGCGGCGTGGGAACCCTTTTTGATACTTTGTGACGATTTTCTCAGAATTTGCTAATTGCTGATAATATTCGTCAGAACGCCCCGCCGGAAAATGACAATAACCCGCACCCTCAGATTGTACGCGCAATCTAGAAAAAATCAATTCCTTGATTGGAAAAGTGCCAACGGCAAACAATTTAATCTTGCCAATGTTGTTTTTTGTCGGTCTGGACACCAGTGGCCGTTGTTCGCCGCCCATACCTTTGATGGCAAATATGCGCCGACCTTCCCTTGGCCTGACAAAGTTATAGACCGCTTGCGTGTAATGACCGCCACTATCGATGCACGCTGCCCTAATACCTAGCTGACGACCGCTTTCGGTCGTGTAGGCCACCTTTAGAATATTATCAAGGTCATTCCACAAATGCGGCGTTGACGGGTCGCCATAAAGCGTTTTGTAACCCAGCGACCAACTTTCTTCATCACGCCCCCAACCAACGATCTCAAGTTCAAGCCGGTCATCCTGCACATCGATGCCAGCTGTAACGACCACAATTTCATCCGGTACGGTTTCGCCCCAATCATCTTCGCGGCTTTGAAAATCAATATCGCCGACTGTTTGTCCCTCATCTTCCCACGTTTCGGCAAGGAATGTGTTTACAAACACTCGCAGCGTTTCCGGCGACTTTTTAGCAACTAGGAAATCACGCGCGGCATCCGCAAGCGGTGTCCAAGGGCTATATAGCCCGCTTAAATGAAAACCGGCTATTTTGTGGTCTGGATTGTGTGCAACCCACTCACCAGCGCGCACAGCGCGATAACGATCCGCGTCATCCCATACGCTGCCACAGCCTTCGCATATATAGCTGGCGGTTTCGGGTTTATCCTTTTCCCATTGCACTTGTCCCCATTTTAGCACTTGCTTGTGACCGC